CACGCCCCAGTTCAATTTCCAATCCAAGATGTTTCATGTTTAGCGGTTATCCCCGTCACCTTTGAGGACACCACGCTCCTTTCGGTCTAGTAGTTTGTTGATGTTCATTGTAGCGACCTGCTGCATTGTGTATCCCAACGCTGTACACGTCTGAGACACAAACCACATCACATCCCCTAGCTCCTGAGCTGCAGCCTCTTTATCGAGGTCTTTATCTTTTCTGAAAGTCTTTGCTACCTTCCCGCAGAACTCACCCACCTCAGCAGCCATCCCAGTACTGAGATACTCTAAGGCACGTTCTTTCGGGTAAACCGCAGTCTCTGCAGTTTTCGCTTGGTAGTCAGCGAAGTCTTTAATGTCGATGTCTGAGATCAAAATGGCGCTTCCTCTGCGTTAGTTAAAATGTGTTTGTGCGATAGTCATTTACCGACCACGCTCCATATCTTGTTGGTATTGTAACAGGCGAACTTCTTTGATCAGGCGCTTAAGATAAAACTCAGCTTTCTCCAAATCCTCTATGGGCTTCCCCTTATAGGGGTAGCGGGTGATGTACTTGACTACATTGCCTGCAAAGAAGTTCATGTTGTTTGCTGCTATGAAGTCTACAGGTTCGATTGCACCATGTGTGTAGTGCTGGGGTTTGTTGATCACATCTTCCATAATGCTACAGCTCCAGTATCGTTATTGTATTCCCCAAGGCGTAGGATACGTGCCATCCGTGCGTTCAGGAGTGCATCCTCTTCAGTCTGCCCTGCCTTAACGAATGCACCGACAACAGCATCCCAAGCTGCATCGAACTCTTTAATCATATTGACCTTGGCTAGCAGGGCTTTAGCTTTCACAGCCCCGACTCCCCTACAGCCTTTGTAGTTGTCTGTGGTATCGCCAGTCAGTGTCTGGATAAGGAAGTTGCGGTTAGCTTCTTCCAATCCAATGTTGATTAAAGTGTCGTTGACATATAGCTGACACGGGATGGTTCGCATGTCCTTATCAATGGATACTAGGACGTACTCATTGAATGGGTCTGAACCTAAGATGCCCATGACATCATCAGCCTCTAAGTTATCCCAACAGACGGTGTCGTAGTGGTCTTCAATCATTTCCCGTAGTGGGTAATAAATCAGAGGCTTACGTGTACCGCTTCGGTTTGCTTTGTACTCAGGATTGATGTTCTTCCTGAAGTTGTTCTTGCGATCAGAGAAAGCAATCATAACTTCAGACGTGTACAGCTTCGTTGCTAAGCTATCGATCTCATCTTTAACAGCAGCATACGCCTCATCCTTGTTTGCCCAGTATGTGTAGACATCCTCATAGACATTCAAAGGCACTTCACACGCAGCAGCTGCTTTGTAGGCGAGAATATCACCATCAATTAGTAGTTTCATTTAATGCCTTCCATGACACAGGGAACTCTGTGCTCATCAATGAGTTAATGTGACGGGCAACCTCTTGGGTCTCGAGCTGTGTGTGTGGGTCTAAGCGCAGCTTACACACCCTTGCAAAAGCCATCAGGCTTCCGCTCCACACCCACTCAGTCATCATATTTTGCGGCAGGATCATGCGTGCCTGCTCAGCACACACACCTTGTTCAATCATGGAGTTGTACATACCAAGGCATGCTTTAGACATGACCTCAGCGTCCTTCTTATTGAAGGAGGTAGCTTCCTCTGATGATGAGCCTTGCTTCACATTCTCAGCAGCTTTGCGCCAGAAACGAGGGATGAAGAACTCTGGTGGTGTGTTCACGTACCGCCTAGAGACCTCATTCCACGCCAGCCCTACTTGATGCTTAACCAACTGCCGCGCCACAAATATTGGAGCTTTGATACGGAAGCTAGCAAACGCATGGCAGAACGGTGTGAAGTGATTGTAGTTAGCTAGGTAAGCAATGAGGCGCTTGTCCCCATTGGGTAAACCCATCTCCCCACTTTCATCAAGCTCGAACCCTGACTCACGTTGGAATGACACTCGTGCTGCATTCACCACACTTAGATCGGAGCCCATCACATCGATGAGCTTTACTTCCATTTCAGTTACAGTCATGTATTTATTACCTTACAGGATAGATTTGATCGCACGTTTTGCGCTAGGCACATCGATAAAGAACCACTCACCATCAAAGGCACTACAGGATTTCTTCAGCGCTGCGTGTGCGCGTTTCTCCGTCTTGTGACGATCTGTAGTGAATATGGTGTAGTGGACTTTATAGTCCCTATACGGTGACCCTGTGTTGTAAGACCTACAACGGTCATCTGCATCAATCGCCATTCCACACTTCAACCAGCCACCCCATGCAGGATTGCCGATTAGATACACGAAACCTTCTCTGGTACGGTCATACAGTGCTAGAACAGTTTTGCGGATTGATTGTGCACGCTTTGAGGTAGCTAACAGCCCCATCTTTTCATAGACAGCTTCAATACCGCTGGATACGTAGACATCATTGAAAGGGTGATTAGGGTTACCTACACGGTAGCGTTTACCGTTAATAGTCATTCGGGTCTTGTCTTCGAGGAAACGATCTCTAGTGGGTCTCTGCCCAGTTAGCGCCGAGTTTGTATTCGCCGTCCAAGGGGATTCTAATTGAATAATGTTCCCCCGATTTGTTGATTGCTTCGATTGCGATTTTACCGACTTTGTCTGCATATTCTTCCTTTACTAAAACTTGAATTTCATCGTGGACAAAGGCTACTTGCATGTAGTCTTCGCCATCGATAAAGCCTTGAGCCTTAAGCATGTCGTGAAAGATGATTACCCAGCGCTTGCACACTAATGCACCACCACCTTGAAGCAGTGTGTTTAATGCGGCATGGGCACTTCGGATGTGCATCTTGCGTCCGTCTAAGCCCTTGAGGAATCCTCGAGCCGATGCCTGTTCAACAGCATGACGGAGCTTAGCTAGCGCTGGTGTTTTCTCTAGGAACTGTGCCTTTAAGCGCTTACCTGCTTGTGCACCCTTACCAATAATCTTGCCAATCTTCTCATCCCCAGCCCCATATAGGAAACCGTAGATAAACGTCTTGGCAGAATTGCGGGTAGGTAGACCAGCAGCTTCTTGGTTAGCAGTGTGGATGTCCCCCTCTAAGAGGATACGTCCATACTCACCGCCATCATAAGCAGCCATGAAGTGTGCAAGCATGCGTAGCTCAAGCCCTGAGACATCACACCCCATGAGCTTGAAGCCCTTGGGGGCGTAGAACAGTGCACGGCACTCAGCACCATAGGCAGAGCCAACCTTAGGTACTTGACCTAGGTTAGGGTTCTGGTGACTACAACGCCCAGTAATAGCGCCCATAGTTACCATTTCCCCGTGGACTTTACCGTCACGCTCAAGACGCAGCCACGCCTGTTTACCATCGGCGATCTGCCCCAGCCGTTTCTGGATGAGTAGATAGCGTTTGATAATCTCTGCTTCTTCAAACTTACACGAAGACAAAGAAACCTCATCAACCTTGGGTGCGCCCGTGTCGGTAAACACTGACGGCTTCCACCCTAACTCCATGAGCTTCTTAGCAATGTGATCTCGTGAACTTGGATTAAACTCTGTCCATGAAATTTTGGTCAGGGGTATCCCTGCCAAGTATGACCCCCTGTTCATCTTCGGGGTAAATATCCCATCGTTTGTCCACCAGCCGACGAACCTCTCGGTTAGTTGCCGCTCTATTCTCTGCATCTCGTCCTTCAATTCGGCGCTTAACAGAGTTGCGGCTACCACGTCTAACGGGAACCCGTGCTTTGTTTGTTGAAGACATATCGCGTGTATCTGGTGCTCCATCTCCAGAGCTTCCTGTGAGTAGTTCTCGGCTAGTATCTTTTCGTAAAGCAGCTTTGTCAGCCTCACGTCTTGGATACAGTAGTCGAGCATTTCTTCTGAGAATGTGTCCCATGCTTGTGCTTGTTTACCGTATTCACCTTTATGTACACCTAAGCGCACACCCCATGCTTCGAGGGAGTAACGACCGATTAACTTGCTTTGGAGCTTCCCTTGTTTGTAGGCTTCAAAGTCATCTTCTTTGATGGCACTCCAGATCAACCGTGTGGCAATTAGGGTGTCGAACAGCTCACCGCTAAACTCAAAGCCATACAGTTTCTTTAACACGGGTAGGTCATACGCCATGATGTTGTGTCCGATAAGAGTGTCAGCCGTTGATATATGCTCTAGCATCTGGCTGATGTTCTCTGGACGGAACGAACGTACTTCACCTGTGTCAACATCTATAGTCACACCGCAGTGCGTAATAGTTACCTTATCGTACAGATTATCTGTTTCGATATCAAAAATTAATCGCTTCATTACTCGCCTCTCGCTGGAGTT